CCGCTCGGTCTTAATAACCCAGGATTTGACGCTAAAGCTAGCCAGTTAGGTAGAACCTTCCCTAGGATTAGCCCTATTAGCGTTAAATCGCTGGATTATCGCTATGGTAATGCTCTAATCAACTGGGCTAGGGAAATACTCCAGGTGGACCTTCTGCCCTGGCAGGAGTTCCTGCTCAGGGAGGGCCTGGTGAGGATGGATGGAAAGTTCAGGTACAGAACCCTGCTGGCAGTGGTGGCTAGGCAGAATGGTAAGACTCTGGTTACTGCCATCAGAATCCTGGGTGGGCTCTGCCTCTTTGGTGAGAGGTTCGTGGTAGGAAGTGCCAACAACAGAGGCACTGCCCTGGAAGCCATGACCTATGCCTATGACCTGGCTGACCAGGCAGGCCTGAGGCTCACAAAGATGAGAAGGGCAGCTGGCCAGGAAGAGTTCTGGGTGGAAGGTGGCAGGTACAAACTGGTCAGTTCCACCACTGGTGGCGCTAGAGGGCTCAGTGGTGTGGACCTGGTGGTCCTGGATGAGCTGAGGCAGATGAAGCACTGGGAGTCCTACGCTGCCCTAGACAAGATTAGAAGGGTCAGGAGGGATGCCCAGGTCTGGGCCATCACCACAGAAGGAGACATCTCCTCAACTGTGATGAACAAGATCCAGTCCATAGGCAGGGACGCCATAGAAGCTGGAGAGTCCAGTCCTGTTGGCTACTTTGAATGGTCTGCTCCACCAGGGTTGAAGGCAGGAGATGTCACTGCCTGGGCTCATGCAAACCCTGCACTGGGCTACATCCTGGATGAGGACACTGTGAGGGCAGAGTTCCAGACAGACCCTCCCAGAGTGTTTGAGGTGGAAGTGCTGTGCAGGAAGGTCGCTCAGATTAGTGGCTGGGTGGAACCAGCAGAGTGGGATGCCAACATCACCCAGGACCAGTTCCCAGTGGACCAGCCCTTTGTGCTGGCAGTGGATGCCGTGCCCGAATTGCGCCATGTCTCCATCGTCGCTGGAGCTCTGGTGGGAAAGGTCCACCACATAGAGCTGGTCGAGACCTTCACAGGACCCTCTGCCCTGACGTACGCTGAGCAGCGTCTAGATGGTCTTGTGGGCCGCTGGAGACCCGCAGCCCTAGTGACTACCCAGAAGAGCCCTTGCGAGCCCACAGTGGCCAAATTGGCTGCCACTGCAAACATCACTCACAGTGCTGTCAGGCCTGCTGAATGGGCCAGAGCCTGTAGGGCCTTCTACGCAGCAGTGAGAGCCAGGCAGGTCTCCCATCCAGGAGGCACTGGAATCTCAGCAGCCCTCGCTCTGACACAGAGAGGGCCTGATGGTCTGGTGTCCCAGGTACACAGAATCAATGACAGTGCAGACAATGATGCTGCTCTGGCTGCTGTCTTAGCCCTCTGGGCTCCTACACAGTTGAAGGCAGAGCCACCACTATCCTGGACGATCTACTGATGCCTAGAACAGTAATCACGTATGTCCTGTGGTTCCTTCAGCTGGCCAGCCTGTTGACCATCCTCTATTGCGCATCACTGATGCTGGACAGGCCAGGGTTTGCTCTGGTGTGTGCAGTCCTGGTCCTGGCAGCCAGCCTCTACGTAGAACACAGAAGCATAGATAGGGAGCCCTGATGGCCATACTGGAACTGTTGCAGAGGGCCAGGACTCCTACCATTAGAAAGACAGTCACTCCCCAGGCCAGCCTCCAGAACCTGGCTGTCTGGCAACAGTGGCCAGGCTATGACCCGGCCAGTGTGCTCTCCTTTGTCACAGAGGACCAGGTGCTAGGGCTCCCCGTCGTGGGAGGGTTTCTCAACATCACCACCAGCCTCCTGCTCCAGATGCCACTCCATGGGTACAGGGCAGCTACACCACTGAACCCAGACCCAGCCATCCTGACAAACCCAACACCAGGACCCCAGCGTACGTTCGCTGACTTCATTAGCGAGTACCTGAGAGACATGCTGATGTTCGGAAACTATGTAGCTGTGCTGGGACCTAAGAATGCTGCTGGCTGGCCTGACATCTTTGTTCCTGTGCCTGCTGGCCAGTGGCAAATCCAGGCTGATGGCCAGGAGTACAGGTACCTGGTGAATGGGACTACCTATCTCCCAGACCAGGTGTTCCATGTCTCCATGAATGGCCTTAATGGGGAGCTAGTGGGCAGAGGCATCATGACTCTGTACCCAGGACTGGTGGCCAGCAACGTTGCTGCTGAACGCTGGGCTGCTGCCTACTTTGAAGGTGGAGCAGTCCCACCTGGTGCTGTGAAGCACCCTAACCCTGAGCTAACCCAGGCCCAGGCTGATGCCCTGAAAGCGAAGATGAGGGCAGTGGCCATGGCCAGGGAGTGGGCTGTCCTCCCTGGTGGCACTGAACTAGAAGTGCTCAGCAGTGATGCTGAGAAGGCCCAGCTGAATGAGACCAGGAAGCTGAACGCTCAGCAGCTGGCCATGGCTATCGGCATCCCTGGAGCCCTGCTAGGTCTGGACTCTCCCAGCCTGACCTATCGCAACATCACAGATGTCTTCCAGCAGTTCATCACTACCACTGTGATGCACTACCTGGTTCCACTGGAGCAGCAGATGACACTCCAGTGTCTGCCCAGAGGCACCCAGGCCAGATTCTTCCTGGGTGCTGTGCTCAGACCAGACCTACCCCAGAGAGTGGACCTGGCCATCAAGAGTCTCCAGGGAGGGCTCTTCACCCAGCAGGAAGCCAGGGCCTTCTTTAACCTGGGTGCTGTGGAGTTCGTAGAGAATGTCCAGGAGGAGGTAGATGTCCTGTGATGGATGGCCTGTACATCAGAGCAGTAGTCTCAGAACTGGAAGTCACAGGTGATGGCAGAACTGTTACTGGGCTCCTGGCTCCCTACAACACACCAGCAAAGGTAGATGATGGGTTTGGGCCTTACTGGGAGATGTTTGAAAGAGGATGTTTCGCCAGAGCCCTCAGAGGGAATGCCAGCTACCTCAGGCTCCAGCTGGAACACAATGGCCACTGGGTAGGCAGAGGCTCTGTCTGGAGAGACAGTGACCAGGGCCTGGCTGCTGACATGAGGCTTGATGACACAGAGGCTGGCAGGGAAGCAGCATTCAAGATTAGAGATGGCCAGACACCAGGCCTGTCTGTTGCGTACAGGCTCAGTGAGGACCCTCATGGCAACATCACCAGGACAGTGGAGGGAAAGAGGGTCACTGTCAGAAAGAAGATTAAGGCCCTACACCACGTAGCCCTGTGCCAGTTCCCTGCCTATGCCAGTGCCCAGGTGGAGGCTGTCAGGAGTGCTCCCCCAGAAGGCCCTCCAGACAGGCTGGCTTACTGGCAGGATTGGACAGTCAGAATGCGTAGGACTTAGCTCTAGACAGCCTGAGGCTGAGGTGATATAGCTACCTACCGCTGGGGAGCATCTGCTTCCATGCCTGCACTGGTGTGCTCTCCACGGCAGAGCCCAGTGCAGGCCCCCAGCATTTAGACATGACTCAGGCAGGTACCACTGCCTCACCCATGTCAGAACCTATTTCTATGTTCTGACTGGAGTAGTCATGACTGAGACTCTTTCTGGGTCCAAACGCCTGGACTGGCTGAAGCGCCAAATGGACCAGGCCCTAGATGATGTTGAAACCATCACCTCTAGGGCTGCTGAGGAAGACAGGGACCTGTCTGAATCAGAGCAGGCAACCTGTGAGGCTAGGCGTTCACGTATCAGTGAACTGGAACCAGCCATCCAGGTGGAGGCTGACCTGGCCCAGCGGAGTGCCACGTACCAGGGCATGGTGGCCAACATCGGCACTGCCCCAGCTGGTGAGAAGCGTACCCAGACTGTTGAACGTAGTGCCCAGGCCGAGACTGTGTACCAGTCTCCTGGCCAGTACCTGGTGGACTATCTGACCAGGAGCGAGAACCCAGAGGCTAAGAATCGGTTTGACCGCTATCGGCAGATGGCCCACCAGACCACTGCACAGAACCCTGGGCTTCTCCCAGTGCCCATCCTGGGACCTGTGTTCACTCAGCAGTCCCAGCGTCGGCCTGCCATTGAAGCCACTACCCGCCGTCCACTCCCTGGACCTGGTAAGACTTTCCAGCGGCCGCGTATCACCCAGAACACCACTGCTGGCCCTCAGTCTGCTGAGAAGGCTGAACTGCCCAGCCGCAATATGACTGTGGACCCCATCACAGTCACTAAGTCCACCTATGGTGGCACGATCAATCTCAGCTGGCAGGATAGGGACTGGACTGACCCTGCCATCATGGAC